AAGATTAATAAAATGAAAGCTATAGCTGAAGCATTGAGAGCTAAGGTAAAAAGTCTTGAAGAAAGTGAGCATGCTGCACATATTAATCCAACAGCTGTTAAACAAATGGGCAAAGATATTGCAGCATTAGAAAAAACAGCAGCAAAATTACAAGCAGCATATGATAAGATATTTAATAAAAAAGAAAAAAAAGAAACTTCTAAAGTTGAAAAAGAAGAACCTGTTTTAGCAGAAGGATTCGATTTAAGAAAATACTTAATAGAAAACAGAAAAAAGTAATCTAATTAAAATAAACAAAATAACCCACTCTAAAAAGTGGGTTTTTTTATACCTACCTATTTATTATATATAAATATATAATATGTCACAACCCGATATAAAACAGATAGTAGCACAAGAATATATAAAATGTGCTAAGGATCCGGCATACTTCATGAGAAAGTATTGCTACATACAACATCCAAAAAGAGGTAGAATTCTATTTAATTTATACCCATTTCAAGAAGGAGTACTCCATTTATTTAGAGATAATCAATATATAATAACCCTAAAGTCAAGACAGTTAGGTATTTCTACATTAGCTTCTGCTTATGCTTTATGGTTAATGATTTTTCATAAAGATAAAAACGTTTTAGCACTAGCAATTACTCAAGCAACAGCTCGTAACTTGGTAACTAAAACAATTTTCATGTATGAGAATTTACCAAAATGGTTACAATTACCTTTTACAGAAAAGAATAAATTATCATTAAGACTTAAAAATGGTTCTAAAATAACAGCCAAATCTTCTAATTCAGATGCAGCCCGTTCAGAAGCGGTATCATTATTGTTAATAGATGAGGCAGCTTTTATTGATAACATTGATGAAACATTTGCAGCAGCTCAACAAACCCTAGCAACAGGGGGACAATGTATGGCACTTTCTACTCCAAATGGTGTAGGTAACTGGTTTCATCAAACTTGGCAAAATGCAGAATCAGGAGATAATGGATTTATTCCTGTTAAATTACCATGGTCAGTACATCCTGAGAGAGATCAGGATTGGAGAGATGAGCAGGATAGAAAATTAGGAGTTAAAAATGCAGCACAAGAATGTGATTGCGATTTCTTATCATCAGGGGACACTGTAGTTGAAGTTGAAACTTTATCTTTCTATGAAGAAACTTATGTAAAAGAACCTTTAGAAAAAAGAGGAGTAGATGGAAATTTATGGATATGGGAAACGGTAGATTATACAAGATCCTATATGACTGTAGCGGATGTCTCTAGGGGAGATTCTACGGATTACTCCGGATTTCATGTATTTGATATAGAATCTCTTGTACAAGTAGCAGAATATAAAGGAAAATTATCTCCTAAAGAATTTGGAAATGTACTTGTAGGAATTTCTACTGAATATAATGATGCTTTACTTGTAATAGAAAATGCAAATATAGGATGGTCTACTATTGAACAAGTAATAGAAAGAAATTATCAAAACTTATATTACTCTTCTAGGTCAACTACTGAAACAGTAGAGTCATACATGGCTAAATTTGAAAGAGATGCATTAGTACCTGGATTTACCATGTCTATGAAAACAAGACCTCTTGTTATAGCTAAAATGACTGAGTATATGTGAGAAAGGTCAGTTGTTATTCAATCAAAAAGACTTTTAGGAGAACTAAGGGTGTTTATATGGAAAAATGGTAAGGCACAGGCTCAAACAGGATATAATGATGACTTAGTAATGCCACTCGCTACAGCTCTGTATGTAAGAGATACTGCAATTAGAATGAGACAACAAGGAATGGACCTCTCTAGAGCTACAATGGCTTCATTTACTAGTCTTAATCAAAGAAGCAATACCGCAGTATACAATGTTGCGCCAATGGGAAATAATCCGTATCTTATGGATACCCCTAATGGACAGGAAGATTTTTCTTGGCTATTGGGATAAGTTACTATTTATAAACAAAACATTTTATAATGGCAGAAAAGAATTTATTTGCATCACTACAAAGATTATTTGCAACAGACGTATTAATACGAAATGTAGGAGGTACTGAATTAAAAATTGCAGATACTAATCAAATCCAAACATCAGGGAAGTATCAAACTAACTCCCTATTAGATAGATTTTCTCGTTTATATATTTACAATAACAAGAATATATTTAATCCCAATCTTAATTATCAAACATTAAGAATACAATTATATTCAGATTATGAAGCAATGGATACAGATGCTTTGATAGCATCTACATTAGATGTTTTAGCAGATGAAGCTACTTTGAGAAATGATCAAGGAGAAGTATTATCTATTAAATCAACAGATGAAAACATACAAAGAGTCCTTTATAATTTATATTACGATGTATTAAATATCGAATTTAACCTATGGTCATGGGTTAGAAATATGTGTAAGTATGGGGATTTCTTTTTAAAATTAGAGATATCTGAACAATTCGGAGTTTATAATGCACTTCCTTATACGGTTTACCATATGGCTAGACATGAAGGAAATGATAGGAATGAACCGGCTAAGGTAACCTTCACTATAGATCCAGATGGATTAGCTTCTTCGGCAGATCCAAATTACATTCCAAAAACAAGTAAAACTATTGTTACTCTTGAAAATTACGAAGTAGCACACTTTAGGTTAATTTCAGATACCAATTATCTTCCTTACGGTAGAGCATATATTGAACCTGCTAGAAAAATCTACAAACAATTAACTCTTATGGAGGATGCTATGTTAATTCATAGAATCATGAGAGCTCCTGAAAAAAGAACTTTCTTTGTTAATGTAGGTTCTATTCCTCCTAATGAAGTTGAGCAGTTCATGCAAAAAACTATCAATAGTATTAAAAAGACTCCTTATGTAGATCCACAAACAGGTCAATATAACTTGAAGTTCAATATGCAAAATATGATGGAGGATTTCTATCTTCCAGTTCGTGGAGGAGATACTTCAACTCGTATTGAAACAACTAAAGGACTAGAGTACGATGGTACCAACGATATTGAATATTTAAGAGATAAGATGTTTGCAGCACTTAAAGTGCCTAAAGCTTATTTTGGATATGAAAAAGATTTATCAGGTAAAGCAACTTTAGCAGCAGAAGATATTCGTTTTGCTAGAACTGTAGAAAGATTACAAAAAATATTAGAAAGTGAACTAACTAAAATTGGATTAGTACATTTATACGCTCAAGGATTCACAGGAGAATCTCTTACTAATTTTGAAATCAAATTAACAACACCTTCTATTGTTTACGAACAAGAAAGAGTTGCTTTGATGAAAGAGAAAGTAGACTTAGCTAGACAAATGCAAGAAACTAAGCTATTCTCTTCAGATTATATCTACGATAATATCTTCCAATTATCAGAAGACACTTATAATGAGATGAGAGGATTAGTTAGAGAGGATGCTAAACGTGATTTTAGAATTTCTCAAATAGAAAATGAAGGCAATGATCCAGTAGAAACTGGTAATTCATATGGAACACCTCATGACTTAGCTTCTTTATATAGTGCTAGAGATGATAATGGTGGAGAAATGCCATTAGGATATGATGAAAAGAATCCTGAAGGAAGACCTAAAGAAAGGTCTTCTATATTGGGAACTCAAAAAGATCCATTGGGAGGAATAGATAGATTAGGTACTCATGGAATGAAAGGTGGGTATAAAGGAGATGATGAGGAAAATATAAAAGAAAGTACTGAGCAAACTGTAAAAGAGAGCTATAAGTCAACTCAAGGGGTATTTCTAAGAAATAAAGATTTATTTTCAACAAAAAAGACACTTATTTTCGAAAAAGTAGAAGAAGTAGAGTCAAATATGATGAATGAAAGTAATATTAAAGATTTAGATAATTAGACTATATTTATATTAAAGATACTGATATTGTGAAGATAAAACATTCGAAATACAAAAACACAGGCCTTATATTTGAATTACTGGTAAAGCAGATTGCTGCGGATACCTTATCAAGTAAAGAATCACCGGCCATACAGATAATTAAAAAATTCTATACGGGGAAAACTGCATTAGTAAGAGAGTTCAAATTATATGAATATATTCTTAAAAATAAAGGAATTGGTAGTATAAAAGCAGAATCTATTTTAACTACAATTATTGAGCTTTCTAGTAAGTTAGATAAAGAGGCTCTTAAGAAGCAGAAATATCATTTGATAAAAGAACTTAAAGATCATTATGATTTAGAAGAATTCTTTTCTATTAAAGTTTCTTCTTACAAACCCTTAGCTGCGTTATATTGTTTATTAGAAGCTCAAAATACTGAAAATTTAATAGATCCTAGTATAATTGTAGAGAATAAATGCACAGTACTTGAGCACCTAACTCAAGCAAAGCAAGTAGCACCTAATAGAGACTCTCTAATGGAAGAATACGCTACTTACGATAAAGATTTACGTATGCTTACTTATAGAATACTTTTAGAGAAATTTAATAGTAGATATAC